GAACTGAGACAGTCTTCTAAATAGCTTCTGAACTCTTACTACTGTCTCTGGGTCAGGCTTTCTAAAGTGAAATACATCACCTAGAAAAACTATGTAATCGGCATCTTCAACGTCTAATATGATATGCTCAATAGTTTCTATCTGCTTACCCAAATAATCAAAGCTTGGGTAAGCATTAGTGAAGTGACAATCACCGATTACGATAGCTTTATTCATCAGGGCATCTCATTAAGAATGACATCAATCTTGTTATCTTGATAGCACTTAATCTCTGAGATCATCCAATTCTTAAATTGATTATGATCTAGCCACTTCATAAACACTTGCTTCAGACCTTCCTTACGGCTGAACTTATCAGTCCGATAATTGCACCTAGAAACATACATGGCAAGGTTCTCCATGCACATAATAGTATGTCCGCCATTAGGAGAAATAACAACTCCACCATTAGAATTCATCTCGTAGTTTCTAATGTGTTGGATTACAGCACGCTCGGTAATTGTAGTGCGAGGCTCTCCTCCAGTTCGGGGGTCATTAAAGTAAAAATTAATAGTTACCTTAGAACTCATAAATCCTCTTTCGTTAAACCAATCTTGTTAAGTGTCTCTTGCATTAATTCGTATACGCCTTCAGCTAACATTCTGATCTCGTATTGAGCATCAGGCTTCAGACGTTGGTGTAGGAAGTGTATAATAGCTTGAAGCGATAAAGTCCAGTAGCATTCCGTATAAATATTCTGGGGCAGGACCATTCGCGCTATTTCCTTGGCGACACCGTTAGCTATCATTTTGTTGTATAATCCTTTAGCCTCACTACAGGTTACCCTCATTTTGTAAAGTATCTCTTGAGGATTAAGATAATCAATCCGGTATTCATCCATTGGATTTCCATACCCCTCACTAGACTGCTTATTTCCATGAGGTGGATTAGATCTTAATTCCTTAGGGAAATAAAACTGATCCGATGTTTCCGTATACCTGCCGGATATCTCATTCCAGGAACAGCCCTTATCCGTATCATAAAAATGATCGAATACCTCTAGGCTAACTTCCTTTCCGTCAACCTCAAAGCTCCTAAATCCCGATCCGACCTGATACTTCATAAGCTGCCTAGCCACAAATAGGGGCAACTTAATATGGAAAGTAAAATAAGAATGGCGGAACGGGCTAGTATGCTCATGGTTCCACAAGAATTTAGTTAATTTTTTATCCTTCTCGTCGAACTCTTCCTTAGTTTTATTATAACTAATCCTAGCTGAGTTCGCAACCTTAAGTGCAGGATCGTTTTCCATCCTGTCTACCAAGGAAATTAAACTTATTCCGTCTTTTAAATAGTCTATTTGAGTCATAGGGGGATATATAATATTGTTATTATAGGTGAATTATGGATATTTTAGAGAGAATTGTGGAAGCTGTTGCTCAGAAGTTAATCTCACTGAGATTAAATGAAGAAGATTCTATGGATACCCCAAAAGGTGATTTAATCCGTAGAGTTCACGCAGATAGAAAATTTAAGAAAGCTATAGGCAAGAACACCAGGAGATCAACTATGGGAGATGATAAATCTCAAGGATCTTCAGATTATAAGGCTAGAATGTCAGCAGGAGAAAAGAATGCCCCAACACCCATAGAAAAAATAAATCAAATGGGAATGAAGAGTGATGCTGAAAGAAAAGCTAGGGATGCTAAAGCTGATGCTATAGGTAGAAGTGCGATGAACAGCATAAGGAAAATGAAATGAAACTAAACGAGCACTACGATAGAATAATTCAAATTCTATTGGAGAAAAAGAAAGGTCGCTGCTGGAAGGGATACAAGCCTACTCCCGGTGTTACGCCATATGCTAAAGGATCCTGTCAACCAGTAAGCGAAGAGAAATCACCAGCTTGGCAAAGATCAGCAGGTAAAAATCCAGAGGGTGGATTAAATGCCAAAGGCAGAGCTTCAGCCAAAGCTCAAGGTCATAACCTGAAGCCCCCAGTATCAGCAGAGCAGGCTAAGAAATCTGAGAAGTCGGCGGGTAGAAGAAAGTCTTTCTGCGCTCGTATGTCCGGTATGAAGAAGAAGCTAACTTCAAGCAAGACAGCCAGCAACCCAGACTCAAGAATCAATAAGTCCCTTAGGAAGTGGGACTGCTGATATGATACTCCTCCCCTGAGCCGAACGAATTACCAACCATAATTTCGATCTCCAGGGGAACTGAGAACTTGATACCGAAATGCTGCCTGATGTAAGGGTATTCGGTCATATGATGGTTGAGGATCTTAATTGCATCCTCGACCTCTGAATCAGGCGAGATAAGCTCTACGGAGTCGTGAACCGTAGCCACGATCTTAGTCTTCATACCACGTTGCTTAAATTCAGCATCCATTCCCAAGAGGCAACATAGTAGAGTATCACTAGCTGAAGACTGCACGGTAAAGTTGAGTCCCTGCCTAAAGGCTTCTTGGCGAATATATTGTGCCTCGGAGGCAGCGTTAGGGAGGTTGCGACGGCGACCGAATATAGTGTATGCATATTGATTCTTGGTGATGAACTTATCTACGTGCTGCATGTATCTAGGCACACCAGGGAACGCAGCCATCCACCCGTCGATGATGTTCTTCGCCTTCTTGAATGAGATGCCTTGCTTCATTGCGAGCGTCTTCTCTGTGCCACCGTAGACCGTCAAGAAGCTCACAGCCTTTGCAATCTGCCGCTCCTCCTTTGTCACCTTATCCATGGACTTAGCAAACGTCAGCGAAGCTGAATAGGTGTGAAGGTCCATACGCTCGTTGAATGCACGAGCCATGTTCTTCTCCTTCGCCAAGTGAGCAAGGATTCGTAGCTCCATGCTCTTCATATCTGCCGTGATGAACTTATGCCCAGGGGGAGCTATAACGTAATCTCGGATATTGAACTGAGTTTCTCTTGGCAAAGTATGGAATGAGATTCCCATCTTGTTTCCTTCATTACCATCCAACCCAGCATTAGACAAACGCCCCGTAACCGTGCCATCAATACGATACTCCACGAAGATGCGATCCATCTCGTTATACTTCATGGCATTCTTAACACCAGTGATGTAGGTATCGTATAGCTTCTTGCTCTTGCGGAACTCTAGAAGCCTCTTGATGAAGTCCCTTGCGCCCACCAGCTTATCATCCTGCAAGCCTCTGATTACAGACTGGGAAATCTTCTTGTCCTGATCCAGCTTTTCAAAACGATTAACCATTGCGTCTATTTATTTCCTCTTCAAGCTGCTCCAAAAGAATGTCCAAAGCCTCTGCGCTTGTGCTAGGTGCGTTGGTTTTCTCAGATGAAATTGGTGGGAACAATCCAAAGCCCATGTCTACGATGTTGAGCTTCTTATCGACTGAGTATAGGATCTTGATCAGGTCATCGGTAGACGTAACCTGCATCGTCTTGTCTGGTATCTCAGAGTAGGAATACATAGACTCCTCTTTCTCTTCGATATCAGTCTTAAGACCCTTTCCAAGCTCATCAACCTTGCCCTTGGAAATAAGCATACCATCTACTTCCATTCCTACGAACATGTTGATAGACGGAGCGATGAGGTTATAGTAGGTGTCAGTCATCTTAAGATCTTCAAGTTTGCGACTGAGCTTCTTGAAGATCTTAAGAGTGAAGTAAGCATCGAGAGCATTGCCTCTTGCCATCATAGGCAATGGCATGTTTGCCCAGTCTACTTTCTTTCCATCTTGTCCTAACATTAGATGATGCCTTGCTCAGAGGGGAAGTAATAACCAACAAGATCCTTCAAGCTCTTGGGGAGGTTCTCGTCGATCAGATGTTGCATGATCTTAGTATCGCAGATCGTCCCTTGAACTTCAACACCTAATTGCGTTAGGAATTTAAGATCGAATTGTGCCTTGTGTAAAATCTTCAGACTCGGAGTCTGAAAGACTTTGTTTAGGAACTTAATAACTTCCGGCACCCAACCTGAAGCTACGTCTAGGTTTTGAAACTCCTTATGATAGATCGGAATCACAACCGTCTTTTGCTTGCCGTTAGCATCAAAGCTCAGAGCTAGGGTTTGGATCTTGTCCTTGAGGAAGTCCAATCCCGTAGTCTCGATATCAATAGCCACATCAAACAAAGTGTAAGCATCCAAGCTATGTAGCTTATCAAGTGTATCAATCATGTCCCACTCAAACTCTGAGTCGGTGTTCTCCTTGATTAGAACTTGTTCGATGGCGTTCTGGATATCTAGGCAGAAGAGGTATTCGTTCTGTGGCTCTACGATCACCTGAGTAGGATGGTAGATCGGAACCACTGGGATGCCCTCGTATTCAGCGATGATCTTACCTCGCTTCGTCATAATGCCGGACTTCTTGGTCAGCATCACCATGGGAAGATTTCCACACACAAAGATCAGTTTGGGCTTGCACTTCTCAATCGTCTTAGCGATGTGCTGGCGGCAGATATCCTTATCGTCCTTGGACATATCCTTGTCCTTAACGCTAGGGCACTTAACCGCTGCGGTGTATTCCGTCAGTCCGATGAGGTTCTTGTGACCAGACTTCTCTAGTGCCTGCTCGATAAGAGCCTCCTCCTTCTGGGTGAAGGGAGTCAGTTCCCCAAACTCCATCTTAAAGGATTCGGACACGAACAGGATGGTGCATTCATCTGGGAATCCCTCCTCTTCGTGGTCCATGATTGAGTGGCAAGGCTTGCTCTTCTCCAGGATGGAACAGCCATTGCACAAATTATTCTGCAACTTAAACGGATCCGGTAGTATACGCATACTATGATTACCTAGTGTCTAATTATATAAATAACAAGAGATTTGAGGAATTAATTAAGCTGCACTGTTCAGGGGATTACTCACAAGACGAGGAACTCATGGAGAGTTTCGACATCCTTATCTCCAATATCATAGACGCATTCCACTTTAAAGTAGATAAGGAGGACGCAAAACAAGATTGCTTCCTCCTTATACTAAGGACTCTAAGAAACTTCAACCCCAAAAACGGGTCAGCCTTCAATTACTTTACCACGGTAATAGTAAATAATCTTAAGTTAGTAGCCACTAAAATTAAGCGGCACAAGTTGAAGTTAGAGTCCTACTTCGAATTTAAGTTTGGAGTAACGCTTCACCCTCTCGATCCAAGCTCGTATTGAATCGCAGTGGGGTTATCGTTAACTTCAATTTGAAGTGGGCTTCCTTGCTCACCACCCCCATACTTAAAAGTTACAAGGGTGGGAACATAATTTATATTTTGCTGCTTGAAGTTGTCCTTGCCAACCCACTCGACAATCTCATGGAAAGCTTCAGGCACATCGAAAAGATTAACGCGGCAATCGTAGCCTTTAATCTTCTTTGCGGCCTTGTTCCATGGAGTATAGAATAGCACCCGCAAGGACTTTGGAAGGGTAGGATCACCCGCCTCAACCCTCCCAATGCATTCCATGAGATACTTAAGCTTGTCGTGAGACTTTACGCTACGAGGAAAACTCATTGTTGCTTCAATCTTTCTTCAAGAGAACTTACATTAAAACCAGAAGCCTCAAGCTGCTCCCGCAACTTCTTATCTTCTACAATACTCTTTGCAACATCTTGCAACTTTAAGTTTAAATACTCAATTCCATTAAAGAAAACTTGTCTGCTAAAATCTTCAACAGAAAGATCATCGGGCTTAACAAAAGTAGTCCAGTTCTTAAAACCTTCCGACTCTTCCTTACTTAATTTAATTGTTAACTTCATACGTCCTCTACTTCTTTCATCTAAAGAAAATTTCCAATTGGAAACATTTAATTTAATATTCGACACTTTCTATAATAGGCGCATGAGCAAAAAAATTCAAGACGATTTCGATCTCACTTCATTAATCTCCAACAAAAAGAAGCGTAAGAATAGTAGAACAAAAGGTAATTCATTTGAAAGAAAAGTTGCTGGTATTCTTAACGAACATTTTAATACTACAGAGTTTATGAGATCTCCAGGTTCTGGTGCATTCTCTACAACTCATAACTTACCTGAACATTTGAAGTTTAGTGGGGATCTAATAACACCTCAAAGATTTAAATTTATTATAGAGTGTAAAAAAGGATATAATAAAGAAAATCTTGGATCAACATTTAATACTAAATCAGATCTTCTGAATTTTATCCAGCAAGCCGACCGGGATGCAAGAAAAATCCATAAAGAATTTTTAATCGTGTTTCAACAAGATCGTAAAGATATGCTTTGCATATTTAATCACGATACAAATTTAATGCTATCCGACAAATCATCCATGATTGACAATTTAATCTTAACTATCGGAGATAAAAGCTATGTTATGTGTAGACTTCCAGAATTACTTTCTTTAACAAGAAAGTTTAATTGTGATCATCTTTGGCTATAATTCGTCAAGAACTCTTCCAGCAACTTCTGTTGATTCTTTAAGTAATTTAGTATTAGCCCAGCATCCTCTCTGCCTGGGACGGGTTCCATGCCTTGAGCCAAAGCCATCTTTTTAGAATTCCTTTCTATAACTGAAGTGTCTACGTGACAAACAGTTTGATTTCCATCGAAATCTATTTTGTATGGGCCGTAAGTAAAGCTACCAGCATTAACTTTTATTTTAGAGAAATCAAAGTTCTCATCTTTTAAAGCATCAAATAGTGGCTTAAGATTATTGTTTTGGCTTGATGTATACATTGATCTAGACCTAGCATCAACCACCGTCATCATTGTGTTATCGGAAGCCCCACCTCCAAATGCCCCTAATCCTACCATGAATGAAAGAGCCGCTCTCTGTTGTTGAGGGTCATTTGATCTGAACATGTTTTCCATCTTTCTCATCTGTAAAACTTTCGCTATATGCTGACTAACTTCTTTCCATTCTCTCTTTGATGATTTATTTAATATTGATGCTATTTCATCTCTAGTGTCTTGAGTTAGGTCACCGTAAAGCCCTTCTTTATTTAAGTTGTCTATAACTGATTCTAAGAATTTATTTTTTGATAATCTAGATCTTACAATACCATCTTCAGTAACGTATTCGTTTATATCTTTTATATTTTCTATGGTATCCCTAGCTTTGGCGACATCTTCTAATTCCTTAGAAACAAATTGCAAATCGCTTCTTTTGATACCAGAACGGGTTAACATGTTTAGGTGATCTCTAGAGTCTTTCTCGCATTGCTTAACGTCATACGCTTTCTTACAATTAGTTCCATTGACTAATCCTGTTATGGTTGATATTGAGGATCTCCCGAATATTACTGTTTTAAACTCTGTTGAGAATTTTAAACTATCCCCTATTCCAAAAGTTCCATCCCCCATATCTCTGACCATATCTTTAAATTCTGATAGGCCCATTCGATCTAAAGCTAACTCTGCTTTTTCTCTAGACGAATAAATTTCTATCATGTCTGCTCGTTTTCCACCGCCTACGTCAGTTGATGATCTAACTACACCATCAGGATTTCTTAGGGAAGATCCCATTTGACCTAGCCTTAGCATTATTTTAGAGAACTTATTCATTGCCTCTTCTGCTTTCGTAATGTCGCCGCCAGCAAATTGTTGAATGATGGTATTCATCATAAACATGTCTAATGAGTTATCTAAATCTATTGCTATCTCTCCATCCTCTGAATATTGCTGAACTAAATCTCTGAACGCATCTGTAAGTTTGTCTTTCTTTTCTAACCACTTTTGAAAGTGTTCAGTTGCTTTCTTCTGACAGCTTGCAATTTTATCTTCTGGCATTGATTTACAATTATTTAATTGTATTGCAGCTTGTCTAACATCTTCGTAAAAGAAACCTCTAATTGTGGCATTGCTAGCGGCACCAACAGAAGCATTCTTTAAGAAGTTAGCTGAGTTAGATGTAAGATTTAATGGTTGATTTGTTTCTGGGTCGATCTTATTTTGTGATAAATCTCGCAGTGTGTCTAATACGAAAGTTGTTCTATCTTTCGTTTGAGTTATCATCATACCCTTGCCAGTGAACCTATCAACAACTAATATTTGTCCTGATTTATTTATATTAATATTCTTTTTTAGGAAGTTTGATTCTTCTAAAGTAAGTGGCTCTTCTTTAGTTAATAAGTTGTATGCTCTTTCTAAAACTCTTGTTGCAGCGTCTTTTGATTCTGTTGAAAGATTTTCATCCTTAGTTGCTTTGCATATACCATCTTCATCGTCACATGCTGCAACTGCAAATCTCGTTCTAGAAATTGTATAGTGGAGAGACCCAGCGTTAACTCCAGCTAGTTTTGGATAATCCTGAGCATACTTCTCACACTTCTTTATACCTATTTTACCGCATAATCTTTTTATTGCTGATAAGAATTTTCCCTGTTCGACGAATGGTTTCTTTTCTGGTTCCTGAAATGGTATCCCTGGGATCAAATTCCCTTGTTGATTTTGTTGATCGAGTTCTTGATCTACAGGTTGTTCTTGTGATTGCTGACCAGAACTAAACATCTTTACAAAATCTAAGTAATTTGGATTTTTAGTATCCCCGCCTACATTTATATTTTTACCCTTTCTTAAATCTCTAAAACCATTGAATACTATTTTATTCTCTGGAGTTTTCCATATCTGACCTCCTAACTCTCTTACCTCTACGGGGTTAGGATTTGCTGCACTTATATATCTATCTGCAATTTGTTTTGCTTGAGGATCTAACTGGGCAGCTTCATGCAGTGAGATATAAGAATTAATTATCTGTTTAAAGTATTTCATATCTTATTATAGAAAAAGCCTACCATTATAGGTAGGCTTTAAAATTTCAATATTATACTATAAGATTAAGCGTTGTAATTAAAGTAGTTCATGAAATCGAATCTGAAATCTACTTCAATTGTTGCAAACTCACTTGTAGAATAATTTTTCTCTGAGAAACTTACAGCCTTTGGATAGACAGCATATAACTCAATGGCGGCATGAGGAGTTCTAGTATTATCTAACTCAATTATTCTCATCTTATTGGCCTTGAATGTTCTGTTGCCTGGGCCACCTGGGGCTGCAAGCTTTGTCATATCACCGCTCAATGGATCATATATCGTCTTGAACCATTCCCAAAGAGTCTGGGAAGTTTTTCTAAGATATAGATTATCAAACGTAACCTTCACTGACTCTGTTGATGGCTTACCAGGGTAGTGAACTCTATCATTAACTCTGTTAACAACGATGTCTTCTACTTGGAAGCCGATTGGTGACACTTGCTTTGCAGCAAGAGTTAGATCCTGCTGCTGGCCTTGTAACTGCGTAGGAAGTCCAAAGAATTGGATTTCAAACTGATATGCTCTTACTGAATCTAGAACAGTAGATATCTTAGGTAGTGACTCCCCTGGCTTATAAGGGCGGTAGTCATTTTTGTAGTAGCTATTAACCATATTAATTATTATCCACTAAATTTAGCTGACTGATTTGTGAGATTAACTTCGAATATAATCCACTCCGCAGTCTTTGTTGGCTTAAGAAGAATCTTGCACCAAAGTTCGTTTCTATCTACTCTGATTGGAGTATTTACAGTTTCATCACAGATTACACGATAATCTGTAATACCTCTTCTAGCTTGGATGTCTGATAAAACGGACTCAGCTTTATCAGTTACAACTTCCCAAGTAAAGGCATCGTTTGGTTCGAACAGGTCTTGTCTTCCTGTTTGCAGTAATACCTTTCTTAGGAATATCATCAATCTTCTTACATTGATTCTATCAAGAGAAGTTGTAGCTCTTTGAGCAGTCTTCTGCCCGAATACTGTTATACCTTCTGGTGTGAAGTTAACAATTGGGTTTACGTTGTTAGAATAGAGCGCATCTCTGTCACCTTGGTTCATTGGCAATTCAACTGCTGTTGGCTTAGTTAATCTTCCTCTACGGAATCCCGCAGGGGCGAACCAAGTCTCAGCTACATTGTCTGTGAATGCCATTTGTCTAATAGCAAATATGGATGGATCATACCATCTATCTTTGCCTGAGAAGACATCGAAAACCTGAACCCAAGGCCAGAACACAGATGCCCATGAGCTATTTATTGGCGACGTTCTTCCATATCCTCTGCCGTTCATCCAATCCGTGGCTTGCTGGACTTCGCTTAATCCTAGGGGTGGGGATACAACCGCAAGGAAATTCTGCGACTCTTCAGCCAGGGTTACTAAGGCATTTTGAACGCTCTGATCTGATATGCCTGGAACTACTGCTAGTGATATATTTAAAAGATCATCGTCCAAAGCATATATTCCCGTCTTCAACGCAGGGCTTCCAATGATAGCTGAAACTCCAGTTACAGTTCCAACCGTTCCACCAGACAAATCATAAGTTGTGTTTATTAACTTAACGAAGCGTGGATTTCCAGAAGGAGTAATTAAGGTTCCTGCGGCAGTCTTTAATCCAACCGAAGAAGGAGATCCTCCTAGAGTTGATAATTGGGATAGTATATTCGACATTCCCTGAGCATCATCATAGGATCCCACTCCTGAGCATAGGTCAGCTTTGATATAATCTGATACTTTATTATCAACACCAATGTTTATTACATTTTCTATGAATGTAGTATCATTGATTAATGATACTTTGTATGTTTCAGCAGCTATGCCATCATTGTTTACAGTTATAAATGATTTAGCACCCCCAGCATTTTCAATCTCTACACTAACCCCTAGCGTCTCTCCGGTGTTAGCATCCGTGGTCAGATTATATCCGTCGCCTTCGTAAAGAGATTTGACGTAATAGTTAAGTGCTGAGGTATAAATAGTTGCTCCACTAGCTGTAACACTTGGTTGAGCAGATAGTGATGTATTAATTTCACCACTGCTAACGTGAAGCATCGTTAGAGCACTAACATTTGAGCTTACGGATAAAGTAGCGTTGGCACCTGCGTATACAGAAACCAAGTAACCAGTGCCGAGGCTATTGGGATCATAGAACATAAACATATGATCTGTAGCCGAATCTCCGTTGCCAATTATTTTAGCCATAGCGGAAGCTTGACCTATTGCATCATTTATATTGGTTGTTGAAGATGCAATTGTAATTGTTTGGTTATCAGTTTTTGATCAGTATCAAAATATGATTGATAGTTGGCAATTTAGTTATACAAAAAAACATATTACAAAAACTCTGATGCTTTACGGTTTTTTTAACTTTCCACCAACCAATGAAGGTAGCAAGGTCAAAATTTAAAAAAAAAATTGAATTTAAAAATTTGTAATTCATCATGTTGTTCTAAATGTGCTATTCATATAAT